GTTAATGAGCATGGATGGCACGCAGACTCCTGCTGCTTTCAAGGCTTTGAATGCCCAACTTGCTGCATCCAACCAAAGATTGGATGAGTTGGTGACTAATGCAGCCAAAGCTGGAGCGGAGATGGAAACGGGATTCAAAAGGAAAATCTTCGATGCTTCTCAGGTCGTGAATGGATTGTCGGAAAAAATAACATTTCAACGTGGAACTATCCAACAATTGAAAAATGAATTGTCCGGTCTTAAAGACAAGTATCGTGAAGCATTAAAACAGGATGGTGATACTTCTTCCTTAGAAGCTAAAATAAGGTCTACAAATGAAAAATTGAAAGAGCAAAAAAGTTCTTTATTTAACCTTACCCAGGAACAGGCTAACGCCCGCTTGTCAGTAAAGAAGCTCCGCGATGAATATGCTTTGTATCGGCAAGATGGTGAAAAAAATGTAGATGTAACTAAGCAGGTGGAACAAGCCATGTCTAATATGGGTAAGAAACTGCTGGGAGGTTATTCAATCAAAGAATTCTTGTCAAGTATGATTCGTGTTCGTGGAGAATTTCAATCCATGCAGACCGCTATTGAGACTATGGTTGGAAAGGATATGGCAGGGCAACTGATTCCGCAAATCAAGGAGCTGGCTAAGATTTCTCCACTTACTATGTCAGATATGGTTGGAGCAGAAAAGATGATGCTTGGATTTAACATACAAGCAGAAGACACTATCAAATACTTGAAAGCCATTAGTGATATTTCTATGGGGGAATCCAGTAAGTTCAATTCGCTAACTTTGGCATTTTCACAGATGTCAGCAGCGGGTAAACTTATGGGGCAGGATTTGAATCAAATGATAAACGCTGGATTCAACCCGTTACAGATTATCTCCGAAAAGACCGGAAAATCTATCGCAACTTTGAAAGATGAAATGTCCAAAGGTGCTGTTTCCGCTGAAATGGTTCAACAGGCATTCATTGATGCAACTTCCGCAGGTGGTAAGTTCTATAATATGTCTGAGAATGCTTCAAAGACTATCAATGGTCAGTTGTCTATGATGCAGGATGCTTTGGATTCCGTGTTTAACGAATTGGGAACAAAGTCGGAAAGTGTTATCATGGACGGTATTCAAATGACAACTTCGTTGATTCAGAATTATGAAACAGTAGGTAGGATCTTGGCTGGATTAGTGGTTACTTATGGTACATACCGGACCGCAGTGATGCTTGTTACTGCTGCCGAAAGTAAACATACTCTTGTGGAGATTGGACTTACCAATGCCCGTTTATTGGCACGAAAAGCGCAGTTAGCTTTAAACGCTGCAATGCTTACCAATCCTTATGTGTTGTTGGCTACTGCTGTAGTAGGACTTGGAGTTGCAATGTGGGCATTATCCGACAGCACAANATGGCCATTCTGCCGCAACAATGGTTATGCGTGGGAGAATATTGTTGGCGCAGAAGGCTCAGGCTTTGTTGAATGCTACTATGTTGAAGAATCCGTATGTCTTATTAGCTACGGTAGCGATTGGTGCTGCATCTGCTATATGGGCACTGAGCAAGCGGACAACCGAAGCGCAGGAGGTTCAAGAAAGATATAATGCTTCAAAAGAGAATACTATACGAAAAGAAGAAGCTCACAGGCAGGAAATTCAACGCCTCATTTCTGTTGCTAGTGATGAAGTGGAAGCTACAGCAAATCGTAATAGCGCAATTGAAGCATTGAAAAAGGCATATCCAGGTATTATTGAAAAATATATTGATGAAGAGGGGCATTTGACAAACCTCATTCAATTGCAGAAAGAACTTAACGAGGAACAATCCAAGAAAAAGGCTGAAAGCAATCAAGCAAGGCTTGATGCTATCAATGCGAAAGTGAGGAATCAAGAAGAGTATGTTTTAAGAATATCGGGTAGCGAAGAGGCAATCAAAGAGGCTAATGATGTTCTTAAAGAATTACAAAGACAACAAAAAGAAGCTCAAGCTGCCGTAAATTCTGATTATATAAATGCCCGTATTGAAGAAGCTAAAAAACTTTCTGATATCGAACTAAAAAAGTCAATATCGCAATGGAAATCATCTCTTTCTAAAGTTACAGGAGATATAATAGGAGATTTCTCACGTGATGAAGTTTCTTCATTTATAAAATCTCTTGAATCAATACTATATGCAAGAGAAAAACAGACTAAAAATAAAAAATATTGGGAAAAACAAAAGAAAGAAGCCGAAACCGCTTTAAACTCCATTGCATCTTCTCAAAAGAAATTGTTGGATACAGGAAAATTCAAAGGCATAGATGACGCTGTTGTAAATAATTACAAGGATAATGTCAGAAAGCTAAAAGAAGCCGAAAAAGAACTGAAAGTTTACGATTCGTCTTCCAAACAAGAAAACCAATCCCCAAAAGAAGTAACCAAGCAACTCAAACAGCAAGAACAACTTGCCGAACAACTTCTTTCTATTCGTCGGAAAAACCAGCAGGATGAAATCAACCTCATGGAGGACGGCACGGAAAGGAAGTTGAAGCAGATTGACTTGGACTATCAGAGGGAGCTTGATGCCATCCGTAAGCAAGAACAGGAATGGAGCAAGGCTAATGGTGGCAAGCTGACAAAGGAGCAGTCTGTACAAATATCCCTTTCGTATTCGCAGGCAGAAAACAAGCGTGACAAGTCAATCTCCGATTTGAATAAAGAAAAGTTTGAATCCGACAAAAAGGCTTGGCAGGAATACTTCATCGAGTTTGGCAACTATCAAGAGAAACGAAAAAACCTTGTGCAGAAGTATGATGATGAGATAGCCAAGCTGCACACAGATAGTCCTGAATACGCTATCAAGGTAGCCGAAAAGAATCAGGCTGTAGAACAACTGGATGAACAGTTTGGTCACTCCGCAAAGGCAATGGCAGACCTCTTTGAAGACGCTGGCAATAAATCGGTATCTGCCATTCAGACTATTATTGACAAGTATGAAACACTTGTCAAGTACATGTCTGGTACAAAGGAAAGTGACGGAACGAATGTCACACTTGACGAATTGAAAGCACTCGGATTCACTGATAAGGATATTGAAAAGATAGAAAAGGGTGAAATCTCCATAAAGGATGTAACGGATGCAATCAGGGGGCTAAAGGATGAGCTGAAAGGCAAATCACCGTGGCAGGCTTTCGTCTCTGACCTGGAGAAAGGGATAGAAGCCATAAAAAAGGGTGGCAACGATTCCAAGAAAGTCGGTCAAGGCATCACCGATATAGGAAATGCCGTAACGTCTTTTGCTTCTGCGTTGGGTGAGTTCGGCACTAACATCGCCAATATATTCGGTGCCAGCGATTCCGCTATAACAGGAATTACCAATGCTTTAGGGGGATTGGGCACTACAGCCGCCGGCGTCGGTCAAATTATGTCCGGTGACATTGTGGGTGGTGCCATGAGTGCTGTCAGTGGAATATCATCTGTTGTGTCTGCCCTTGACGGTCTGTTCGGTGCAGACTATTCCCATTATAACGAGATGGTAGAGCAATATAGCCTATTGAACGATATTTGGGATGAACTGATAGACAAAAAGTTGGAATACATCAACACATCTTACGGGGCTGAAGCTAATAAGGTAGGAGAGGAAGCCTTAGAATTGGCTGAAAAAAGTATTGAGAGTTACCGTATTCTTGGTAAAGAAAGACTGAACGCAGGTTCATCAGCTGGTTCCCACTCCATAGGTGTGCGAATTCGCAAGGGAATGTCCGAACAGGGATGGGAAGAAGCGCGCAAAGCTCTTAATGACGAACAGTGGTTTAAAGAAATCTCAACCGGAAGAATGGAAAGCCTGTTTGACCTTTCTACCGAACAATTGGAGAGACTTAAATCGGAAGCACCTACTTTTTGGGCTAAATTAGATGAGGATGTTAGAAATTACCTTGATAAAATTATCGATGGGGAAGAACGCATTGAGGAAATTCATAATCAGATAAACGAGCAGCTTACACAAACCACATTCGATGGTGTGTACAGTAACTTTATAGATACCTTAATGGATATGAAAGCATCGTCCAAAGATGCTGCCGAAGACATATCGGAATATTTCATGCGAGCTATGCTCTCCGAGCAGATAGGCACACTCTATCAGGACAAGCTAAAGAAGTGGTATGAGAAATTCGCAAAGGGTATGGAGGATGGCTCTTTGACGGAATCCGAAAGAAATGCGCTGAACGCTGAGTATATGGGTTACATTGAAGAAGCCATGAAACTGCGTGACGAGCTTGCTGCCGCAACCGGATATGATAAGATTTCGCAAGAATCCTATTCTCAATCTTCTTCATCAAGAGGCTTTCAGGTAATGAGTCAAGATACCGGCGAAGAGTTGAACGGGCGGTTTACAGCATTGCAGATTGCAGGAGAAGAGATAAAGTTTCAATCTATCATTCAATCTCAATCACTTAATCTACTAACAGTAAAAGCAGATGCTCTACTTTCCATAAATACGGAAACAAGAAATATTGCTGATGATACGCGGGATTTGATAGCGCAATCCTATCTTGAATTGGTACAGATTTCAGAAAATACAGGGGCAATCGTCAAACCAATCATTCAAATTCAGAAAGATATGGCAGAAGTGAAAAACAATACATCTAAATTATAAACTATGTCAGATTTATTGATAAATACCCAAGACGCCTACACAACATGGGGGGTAAGAATGGGAGAGGGCTTTCTTGATGTACTTGGAGCATCATCACCCATGAAAGAATTTATAGAAAATAAGTCCCGGTTGGAACATGGAAAACGTGTGATAATCAATAATCCTAAAGTCGATGAAAGGGAAATAACTCTTTCGTTTGCTATCGAGGGTAGTTCTCGGTCCGATTATCAATCAAAGAAAAAAGCTTTCTTCGATGAGCTTTATAAAGGCAAGGTTGATATTCAAGTCCCGGCTAATAGTAGCGAGATTTATCATCTGATTTATCTCGGCAAAAGTATCACTTACGCACAGAGTTTAGACCTAACTTTTGGAAAAATTTCAGCCAAGTTCAACGAACCGAATCCGGCAAACAGAACCTAATTCACGACATTGGCTCTATTGTCGTGTATGTGAGTGCTCAAAATTGGGCACTCTTTTTTTTATCTCCGAACTTTGAAGACATGGAACAAA